GGGTAGAGCATAAACAGAACCTCCCAGAGGTACTGCAAACGATCAAGAAATTATTTTCATGGGAATCCAACATCCCGGGGGATACGAGTACGCGTTGCCTTCTGGCGATGGGAGGCGTAAAATGACCGTCAAGATTGAAGCGGAAGCCTGTCAGCACTGCATGAATTGCCGGGTGGCCATGCGTGACGATACCTTGCCGGCAGGCGCGTACCGTGGTAAAGAGACATACAGGGCCGTGTCCTGGCCGTCGCAAGTCGCGGGATTGAACTTACCGCGGAGCACAAGCAGCTCGGGATAGAACTGATCATGGCCGCCCTTGTTTCAGTCGGTGTAATGGCGCCAGTGATAAGGAGCAAACTTAGGTCAATTAAGAATGACAAAAGTCAAAGATCGAAACTCAATGGGAGTGAAAAGGAGATTTAAAATGAGATATATCAAATTACTCATCCTCGCATTCTTAGCCCTGCCCTCAATGGTTAGTGGGGCTGATGTAGGAACCTGTACCAAAGTAACAACTGAGTATGGAGGTGGGAGCTTTAACGCTGCTAGGATTGTCCTCCTATGTACAGCTCACACAGATGGAACTCTTTCAGTTACACTGAGTGATTCTATTATGAAATCTCTTGAGGGGCTAAGCTACACTCTACTAGCTCGTCCAGGGAGTGTAGCCCCTACCACAGATAGTGACCTATCAATCACCAGTACAAATGGTAAGGTACTTATCGCCGCAACTGTTAAGGGGCTGGACTTGGTAGATGATACTTCCACCAGGTGGACATTCTTTGAAGGGCCGACTGATGGTAGTGTAGATCAATCCACACCTACAGCATGGTCAGGTGATCCTTGGATAGTAGCCCTTACTGATAACGGTGTAGCCAGTGCTACATTCTACCTTGAGATAGATAGACTCGGACTGGCAAATTGATTGCTATGTTGATTAAATTAACTCAGGAAAATTAAAATGGCTATTAAGCATATACACTTGGGAAGCATGAGATATGTTCACAGTTACGATGATGCCACCACGGTTAATGCTATTGAAAGTGACGGGCCTATCAGAGTAAATGCTGCTGCTGTGCTTCCTGAACATTTAATTACTAAAGGAGAGGCAGATGCTGCTTATGCTCCAGATGGAGATTTAACTAGCCATCTTAATGACACAAGTAATCCCCACAATGTAACCTCTGCCCAGTTGGCAGGGACTACTGTCCTAGATGGCACTTGCACCTTTGGAGGTGGGGGAAGTGGGGATGTAGCATCTCTTACCTTTACAGCAGGCCTTTTAACTGGAATTACTTACGTACCTTAATATGGAGATATTACTATGTCAGTAGATGCTACCCAACCAACAGATGATAGCTTTGTAAGCACTTGGCCAGCCCTGATTAGGGCCATAGCTACACTAGCTAATACTAACGAATCTGCTATAGCCGGGGAGTATATGCCCACAGTGAGTGCGGCTAATGTGTCGGCGACTATTAGTACATTCAACCAGGTGTATACTGTGAACTCGGCCTCCGCAGTCACGCTTACACTGCGTGAGACTGTAGCAGCTGATGTGGGAACCTTTCTTGAAATTCATAAATTGGGAATAGGAAATCTTACCATAACTGCTGGAGGTTCTGACACTATAGCTGATGGTGGAGCGGGCACAAGTATTGCCAACACCACTGCCGCCGAGGCTAAAGCAGCTAATGCTATTCTCCGTTGTGTAGCTGTGGGTCAGTGGATGATTCATGCTATTTATGGAACTTGGGCATAAGGAGTAGAGAATGAAACGCTACGTTAATTTAATCAATGCAGGAATTCTTGGGTTACTTCTTCTCCCCTCTTATGTCTCTGCACTAAATGTGGGCACAGATTGGACTAACACTGATAAGAATCTCAATACTACGGGCAGCATCACTGGGGGTGATATTACTGCAGCCGGTAAGATAACCCCTTCTGCCGAAGGAGTAATCTATAATCAAGGTGGAAATAATGCGGTAGATACCACTATTGAAAATAAGTTATCTACTCAATTAGTAAATGTCTCTGATTGGGCATCTTTGGCTACTGCACTTACTGATATAGGTACTACCCCTACCACTCTTAAATGTACAGGGACTATTACTATACCTGATGGTACTACTGTATCCCCACCTAAAACCATAACTTTCGAGCCCGAGCAAGGATGTGTGGTACAGGGGGTTGCAGGGGGTGGGGTAGAAACATTCGCTCCATTGCATTATAAGCACACACCTAGACTAACATGGGCAGGGGAAAATGTTACTATTGATTTAAGTAACTCTGGAGTTTCAGAAATTGATCCAGATATATGGGCAGAAAATACTACGCCAGGAACAACCCCCATGGCTACAGCCGTTAATGCCGCCATAGTGTCTGCTGGGCAGAGCGTTGAGGTTGCGTTTACTGGCAAGTATTATTGCGAGACAACTGTAAACTTTAATCCTAATGGAAAATATAGGGGAATAACAGATGCAACTCTTGATAGAGCTGATTCTTCAGGATTGCTATCTGGGGTAACAAGTACTGATGCAGCCTTTACTCTTGACGGTGATCTAATAGCAGAGTCTATAGGGTATAATCCTCGCATGCAAGATCTTACATTCCAGCGCCTTGATTATGCTGGACCTCTTTTTTACATGAGGGATATAAAGAGGGGGTCTTTTTATGACCTTCTCATGATTGGCGGGTCTGCTCAGTTATTAATGGATGCTGGGGCGTCAGGCACTTGGTATAACACCTTCAACGACTGTATATTTCTAGGAGATAGAGCAGGAACTAATTCCTACCATGGGGTTGATATTGTTTCAACAGGAACAGGGCATGTAAATAATAACAAGTTTATATCGTGTGATCTCAGTTACCAAGGAACCAATGTACGGGTCGACGATGGAGCTCACAATATATTTGCATTCTGTAGTTTTTCTCTAGCCTGGGAACTCGGAATTGACTTACCTTCGAATGCGGCCAGTTCTCATCACGAATTTATTTATTGCCATAACGAGCAGAATCAGATCAGGGGTTATGCAAGTGGCGGTAGGCTTATTCTGAATGCTCAGGAGAATACAAAGATAAGTGGTGGTGAGTGGCTATCTTCCGTCCTCACCACTGATCAGTATGTTGAAGATACCTCTACGTCCTACCTTTCAATTAGTGGGGACATAAAGAATTTAAACAACGTGACTGTATTACGCACAGATATTAAAAGTGTCCTGCCTAAAATTGTAATGGATACTGGAGCAGACGCCATTTCTATTAGTATGTTTGAGGATGTATTGCGTTTTAGGGATGAGACAGCCGCTGATAATAAGTTGACATATGATATATCATCTGACCTTTGGGCACTATACAAAGATATGATGATAGGCGGTGCTAATAATCCTATACTGACCTCCTATGCCGGAACTCCTGAGGCGGGGAAATCAGCAAGACCTGGATCAATCTGCGTAAATACAAACAATCCTTTGGGTAGTGGTGAGTACGCCATCTACATAAAACGTACAGGTACTAGCAACACCGGGTGGGCTGGGTTAGGGACTGTAATTCCATGACAGATTTAGCTAAGGATCAAGAGTTAGAAGAGATTCTAAGTCTCTGCGTGATTGACATCAAGGTGTGTTGCGGCACACTATTCCCTGAGATCTTTTATGCAGACTTCTCATCTCTTCATCAGGCCATCTTTGACCTAATCAACTCTGGGTATCATAAGATAGCTATTGCTGCACCTCGGGGTATTGGGAAGACCTCTATTGCTAGGACAGTAGTAATGAGAGCTATCTTGTTTAGGTTAGCTAACTTTATTGTATACCTAAGTAATAGTGCTACATCTGCGGAGATGCAAACTGAGAATATTAAGCGTGACTTACTGTCCAATCCCCAGGTAAAGGCCCTCTTTGGAAACATCAAAGATGTTATTGGTGAAGATAAGTCCATGGATGAGACCTTCTCCAAGAGTGCCTGGACTGCTTATGGTTCCACATTCATCCTCCCACGTGGCGCCGGGCAGCAGGTACGTGGACTTAACTGGGCTAACTATCGCCCAGATCTAGTCATCATAGATGACTTAGAGAATAAAGATGAAATCCGTAGTAAGGAGAATCGTGAGAAACTCCGTACCTGGTTTGATGGCGATCTCATGAAGACTGAGGGGAGGTATAGTGCGAAGAAGACTACCTTTATTTATATAGATACCATCAAACATGAGGATTCTATCTTAGCCGACTTAATGGAGTCTCCCGAGTGGAAGACTGTACAACTCTCCATCTGTGATGAAAACTATAAGTCCCTTGATACTAACTACATGACCGATGAGGAGGTGATGGCAGAGGTTGAGGAGCATCGTAGGAAGGGGACTCTTGATGAGTTCTATATGGAGAGGATGAATATTCCTATAGCCAAAGAAGATGCAGTCTTCAAGCAGGAATACTTTAAGTATTTTGATGACCAGTTGGATAAGATAGTACTTCCGAATAAAGAAGAGTGTCGCACCTATGGTATGCATCATATTACTATAGTAGATCCTGCTAAGACAGTTAAGTTGAAATCTGCCGATACTGCCATTATTACAGTGGCTGTAGATCGCACGAGTAGGAAAGTATTTGTGAGAGAGCTCTTCAGTGGAAAAGTCTATCCAGATGAACTCTATGATGAGATGTTTCGACAGTTGAAATTTTACAACTCCTTTATGCTTGGGTATGAGACCACGGGGTTGAGTGAGTTTATAAAGCAGCCAGTTGAGAATGAGTGCCGCCAACGTAACATCCACCCTATCTTGGTTGAGTTGAGTGCTAAGAGAGGAGTTAATGAGAAGGGGAAAGCAGAAAGAATAGCTACCCTGGGGCCATATTATAGGCTGGGTTATATCTATCATAACAAAAGTAATTGTGGTAAATTAGAGGGTCAACTCCTTAGCTTCCCCAAGTCTAAACTCTGGGACTTGATGGATGCGTTAGCTTATATCACTTTCATAATGGATAAGCATGCTATCTATTTCGACCCTTCTGATGAGATGGAAGAAGAGCCCCCATCTGACGAGTACGATACGTTGGAATGTGAGAGTGAGATGGGTGCTATGGAGATGGGGCTGATTATATGAATGCTATCTTGATTAAATCAACACAGGAATGGGGATATAGATGCCTAGTATAATCGTAGGGGATTCTAACGGTGGGCTTTACAGGTCTAAGAAGCCTGAATTTAGGGATAATTATGACTATGATTATCCTGAGGGGTTGGATCTTAAGCCTGGAAGTAAATTGCATAATCGAATCAGAGATAAAGTTATGCAGAATGCTTATGATAGTGCACGGGTTATGTGTACTCGGCATTCCGATTGGAATTCTATAGATCACACCCTTACTGCTTACATCCCAGTGGATGAGGAAGAGAATGCAATTAAGGATAGTGATAAGCGTAGACCAGTGAGTATAGTCTTTCCTTACTCGTATACAGTATTGGAGACTCTTCTCTCTTACTACGTCTCAT